ATCGACGACAGCGTCATGAAGGAGCTTGAGCGAACACTCGGTAAACTTTCGGACGATAAAGCTGAACTGCTGCGCGATAAAGACGCCCTAAACGTCGCGGCCATCATCCTCAAAGATACTGGCATCAAGGCTAAGATCATCAAGCAGTATGTGCCGGTCATCAATCGACTAATCAATAAGTACTTATCGGCAATGGACTTCTTCGTCAACTTTGAGATGGATGAGAACTTCGAGGAGAAGATCAAGTCGCGATTCCGCGATGAGTTCTCATACGCATCGTTCTCCGAAGGTGAGAAGATGAGAATCAATCTGGCGATCCTATTCACGTGGCGCGCGATCGCCAGACTCCGCAACAGCGCTTCGACGAACCTATTGATTATGGACGAGGTGCTCGACGGATCGCTTGACTCAAATGGTACCGACGAGTTTCTCAAGATCATCAACAACCTTACGCTCGACACCAACACATTCATCATCAGCCACAAGGTCGATCAGATGGTCGATAAGTTCGCCAACGTACTTAAGTTTGAGAAGCACAAGAACTTCAGCAGGATAGCAGCATGACAGAGATCGTAAAGTTTCCTAACCCAATCCTTACTACGCCGACGCAGCAGTTCGACTTTGTTAATCCTCAGGTTGATCCCTATGAGCTGGTGAGGCAGATGCTTGAGACCATGAACGAAAGCAAAGGCATAGGTCTATCGGCTAATCAGATAGGACAACCGTTCAGTGTTTTCGTCATGCGCGGTGAGAACCAAAACTACGCCTGCTTTAACCCAAAGATCGTCGGTCACAGCGCGCTTGAGAATACGATGGAAGAGGGTTGCCTATCGTTCCCGGGACTAAACGTTAAAGTTAAGCGTTGGAACTCAGTCAGGCTACGTTTCCAGACCGCGTCGGGAGGTGTAGACACACTTAACGTATCGGGCTTAACGGCGAGAGTGGTGCAACACGAGATGGATCACCTCAGCGGCGTAGCTTTCTACAACCGCGCAAATAAATTTCATAGAGATCAGGCGTTCAAGAAACAGAAGGAGTTGCTAAATGGAAACAGATCAAGTCAAGCGTCCCGGATTCAGGATCAAGGACTACTTCGTCAGTATCCCGGTTAACGAGAACTTTGTCTCTGAGCACGAAGACGGAAGTTTAGGAATATCGGTTGACATTTTTAAGATCGATGGTAATAATAACATGGTGGCCACAGATAAAGATAAGATGAGTCAAGAAGAATTCGATGAGCTCCAGAAACACATCGAAGCTTGGGTCAACAACGCCCTTGAAGAAGCCATCAAAGATTTTGAGAAAGAACAGAAGTGAATATATTCTACATCAGTGAAGACCCGTTCGAAGCCGCCCAGATGATGGTCGACAAGCACGTGGTCAAGATGATCCTCGAGTCGGCACAGCTTCTGTCAACAGCGCATCGTCTCATCGACGGCGAGGAGTTTGTCGGTCAGTCTCTGTCAGGTCGGAAAGCCAAGCGCTGGCGTCTGCCAGATTTTCGCGACGCAGTCTTATATCAAGCCACACACATCAATCACCCGTCGGCAGTCTGGTGTCGCGAGTCTAGTGAGAACTACAACTGGTTGTTTAGGCACTTCGCCGCTCTGATGGCCGAGTATACCCATCGCTACGGTAAGCACCACAAATGCGAAGGTCAACTCGCTGAGCAGTTAATGCAAGCTCCCAACAACATTGCCAACCGCGGTATGACCAAGATGCCTTCGGCGATGGCCGATGAGTACAAGATCAGCGACGACCCGTTGACAAACTACAGAAACTATTATAAGATCGGTAAATCTAGAATGCACCGATGGACCAAACGCCAACCACCTGAATGGATAGCAGCATGAGCAAAGATTGGGTACACGACATCGCGATGATGCATGAGCACTACAAAGTGCATCCCGTCATCGAGAACATGGATAAAGAAATGCTTGAGAAGTTTCTCAAGTTCCGCATCAACTTCCTCAAAGAAGAACTCGACGAGCTTCGCGACGCTGAGAACGCCGAAGACGTCGTCGACGCGCTCATCGACCTCTGCGTCGTGGCGATCGGTACGCTTGACACTTTCAAGGTGGACTCGCACAAAGCTTGGGACGCGGTTCTGGAAGCTAACATGAACAAAAAGACCGGCATCAAAGAAAGTCGCCCGAACCCTCTCGGACTTCCAGACTTGATCAAGCCGGAAGGCTGGCAGCCCCCAAGCCATTCAAACAATTACGGTTTTTTAAGTAAAATCTTTGGTTGACATTTTAATCTAGATTTGATATACTTGGACTATGAAGCGAGAACTTTTCGATACCCAAGTACTTCAGAGTCTAGATAAACTGACTCTCGATCAAGCACGCGAGACCGCGCTAGGCCTCGTGGAGAAGATGCCTAAGAAGTCAATCAATCAAACGGCTTCGGTCAATCGCATCACACATGACTTACAAAAAGCTAAAACGCCCGCTGAGGTAGCCCGAATTATGTATCAGGTTTACCTCTCGGGCGTTGGTCTTGGTACTGTCGGTTCAGCATGGAAGAAGCACTATGACAACGTTTAACACTACGGCTGAGATAATCGGTGACATCGGTGAAGTGGTAGTCCAAGAGTTTTTCAACTCGACTCGAAGCGTATATAAGTACGACGCCGAGAAAGACGGTACGATCGAGCAGATGAAGTACGCAGTAAAAACTTTCCGGCTAAATAAGTCGACCAAAGGTTTTTGGATGAGTGATAACAAAACAAAGATCATGTGGAAGAACGTCGACGCGGCGGACCTTCTTTTCTTTATCAGAGTTCCAGAAAGTATAAACGATCCCGCCGAGTTGTACTTGGCGATCGACCATCGAAACAGCTACAACATGGTTACAACAAATTCTGGAATTCCATGTAGAAACTACCCGTTGACAAAGTGTTTAAAGCTGTGTAATATAACAGAAGATCGTTCGCGTATATTGTACGAGAACTCAGTTCAGCTTAGGAGAGTGGCGTGACAGACAAAGAATCCGTGAAAGTGCTTCAAGAGTGCATCGACCTGCAGCTCAAGAAGTCTCAAGACTATCAGAACCCGAACTCAAACGTGGTTCAAGCTATGCACTATCGTCGCGGCATCGACACGATCCACGACACACTTCAAGGCAAGCTCTATCGCGCTCAGTCGCTTCTTGAGTCCGGCCGCGCCGACCAAGCAAACTTCGAGTCGCTCGAGGACACCTACAAAGATCTCATCAACTACGCTTCGTTCGCTGTGTCTTGGCTTCGCGGTAAGATCGAAGGTCAAGATCCGGATCGCGACATCTTCAATAAGAAGCGCGAACAGTCTAAGTACTACTACGAGAAAGATCGCAACAAATGATGACGATCGACGAGATCCGACTGCGTTTTAAGTATGACTATGACCTTGAAGTCTTTGTGACTGATAAGTCCGGCGTCAAGATGCTTGAGATCATGAACGCCAGCTTCATCGCCGATCAGCCTGCGATCTTTGGCACAGTCAACGAAGACTACGTTAAACGAGAGCTTGAGTGGTATGAGTCGATGTCGCGCAACGTCAACGATATTCCCGGCGGGCCTCCGGCGATATGGCAGCAGGTCGCGAGCGAGAGCGGTGAGATCAACTCCAACTATGGTTGGTGCATTTGGTCGGACGCGAACTACGCGCAGTACGACAACGTAGTTGCCGAGCTTCAAAAGAACCCTGAGTCTCGACGCGCGACGATGATCTATACGCGTCCGAGCATGTGGCTCGACTACAATCGCGACGGCATGAGCGACTTCATGTGCACCAACACCGTGCAGTATATGATCCGACACGATCGCCTGCACGCTCTCGTCTACATGCGTTCTAACGATGTAGTGTTTGGATATAAGAACGATCGCGCTTGGCAGAAGCACGTGCTCGATCGTTTATGTGACGAGCTTGGCTACGAGCCGGGACACATCTATTGGAACGTCGCTTCGCTTCATGTGTATGAGAGGCACTTCGACCTTGTCCGGTAAGTGGATCGATAAGTACTTCAAGCTCGCTGAACAGGTGTCGACTTGGTCAAAAGACCCAAGCACGAAAGTCGGCGCAGTTGCAGTTGGAGCAAAGGGTCAGATCCTTTCACAGGGTTACAATGGTTTCCCTCGCGGCATCGAGGATAGTGAAGCGCGTCTCAGTGATCGCGGTCAGAAGTATAAGTTCGTAGTCCACGCCGAGCAGAACTGCATCTATAACGCGACTTTAAACGGCGTCAGCTTGTGTGAAGCAGATATGTACATCTGGGGTCTGCCTCTCTGCTCAGAGTGTGCGAAGGGTGTGATACAAGTGGGCGTCAAGCGCGTGTTCATGTGCTACCCATCTGAGATCCCAGACAAGTGGCGCGACTCATTTGAACTAACGGCGGCTATGTTGAGGGAAGCAAACGTTGAGTGGAATTGCTATGAAACGAGTGTTGGTAGTAGGTATGAATCCGTCGAACACTCCGGGAACGACGACGGGCGTTGAGCGAAAGAACACCACGTTCGATAAGCTTCACAAATGGTTTACATATTCAGGCATTCAGTATTTCTCTTTCGTAAATACTACCGACAAGCGCGGTGAGATAAAGCCCGCCGACATAGATTGGGATACACTCAAGCTGTGTCTTGAAGGTCACACTAAAGTTATTGCTCTCGGTGGGTTCGCATCGAGCGCGCTGAAGAGGCTAAATATACAGCATCACAAACTTCCGCACCCGTCCCCACGAAACAGGAAGTTTAACGACGCGTCCTATGAACCTATGGTTATGAAAGAATTGAAAAGGTACATTAGAAAATGAGAGTGGCTATCCTTATGGGACGCGGCATCGAGGGTTGCGGCGTCTCAAAGTTTACGATTGAGATGGCGAAGTACCTGCAGAAGCACGGTCACGAATACGTCGTCATCGCGGCTAAAGACAAGACTTGGTCGCGAAAGAATTCACATGAGATGCCCAACCTCATGTACATCAAGTTTGCCGACGACGGATCGGTGAATCACGTGGCCGATGCCTGCAACTCATGCGACTTGGTAGTCATCAACTCACTCCCACCGTTCGCGTACAAGAAGAACTTAAACTACGACGTCAAAGTCGCTGAGAACTTTCGTAAGATACTTCAGCAGATCACCGCGCCGACCGTGTTGTTTCAGCACGACCACAACAAGATCTCCATCACCCGCAACGACTGTCTCAAAGAATCTATCGAGAAGTCGAAGGTGTTGTTCGCACACTCTCCGACCGGTGACTTCGCCAGCGTCGTCGAGAGCATGTCAGAAGCCGGCGGGGTGATGGGATTCTTTGGAGGCGAATCGCCGAAGAAGGAGATCTTAAACTTCCAACCGGGAATGTACTTCGACGAAGTTCGCCAGAAGTATTGGAAGCCTATCGAACAGACGGACAAGATGTGCCACAGATGGATCGGCCGCATGGCGCTGTGGAAGGGTCCGCGACTCATGTTTGACTTCCATGAGAAGCACCTGCGCAAGATGAACGCTCTTACGATACTTGAGGGCATGGAAAAGTCTCTCGCGTTCGTTGAGATCAAACAGAAGTATTCTTTTCAGTACTTCAACACCGAGAACCCAAACAACGTAGACTTCGCTCCTTGGTACGGCAACACCGCGACTGTGTTCTCATTCTATAAGAACCACGAGCTTCTTGAGCGCCTGTCAAAGTCAGGCTACGGCTACCAACTCTCGCTTCTGGATCCTAGGTACATCAAGCGATCTATCGAGTACACACACTGTGAAGTGGCGGCTACTGGCGCGATCCCAGTCTTTCACCAAGGATACGGCGAAGCCTGCACACATCGAGTGCTCGGTAAACCCTTGACAGAATGCAAAGACAGTGGTACTATATGGTTATCGAATGAGAACATGGAGCAGTGCGCAGACTTGATCGCCACGCTGAACACCGACGACGGACTCCGCAACGAGTACCGCGAAAAAGCCTATGAGTTCTATAAGTCACACCAAGACGCAGACGCTGTCTTCGACGAAGCGTTTAAACTGATCGGAGAAGCGAAGTGAAGCACGCAACAATCGTACCCCTCATCGGAGGTGAGACGCTCGGGTCTGAGAGAGCATTTGGTTCTCGACCCGAGTGGCTCGCTTCTTATGAACCGTTCATGGCGAACGACAGCCACCTACTGAACTACTACAACAACGAGGTTCCCTATCACCTGATCGATAAAGGCGACTTTCCTAAGACCAAGGTCGACGTTATCAGCACCGTGTGTCCGTGTGCCGGTCTATCACAGCTGTCGCACGGCTTTGGCGATCACAACCCAAACAACAAGTGGATGACTGAGACTGCGAAGTATGTGCTCGGTGAGCTGAAGCCCGAGGTGTTCTGGGGTGAGAATGCACCGGGATTCGCGGGTAAGATCGGCGAGAACGTTCGCAACCAAGTTCGCCAGATTGGTCTCGACAACGGCTACAGCATGACGGTGTATCGCACGCGTTCTCTGCTTCACGGCGTCGCTCAGGTTCGCGAGCGCTCGTTCTACTTCTTCTGGAAGGGCGATAAAGTTCCCGTGTTGAACTTCTACAATCGCGAGCGTCCAACGATCGAGGACACCATCACCGGTGTAACGTCTAACTTCCAGATGGATCCGATCAATCCAAAGACTCCGTCGAAAGATGATCCGTACTATCGCTTCATCCTTGAGCACATACACGGCGGGATCAGCCATCGCGACTTCTGTAAGAACGTCGAGCCTGCAAAAGCTCGAGGACAAGACGTTTTATCATATATAGAACGAGTGGGCGTCGACTACGACGAGGTCGCTGAGTGGATGGGCCGCAACGGTTATCCAAAAGAAGTCGATAAGTGCAAGGGCCGCAAGGCAAAGATGGCAGCTGGTGGAAACATCATGCGTCGCGGAACCATCGTCCCACGAGACTACATCGGCGCGTTCGTCGGTCACTATCCAATGATGCTGACGCATCCCGTCGAAGACCGCTACATAACATACAGGGAAGCCATGACCATCATGGGACTCCCGCAAGATTTTGAACTGCTCAATCCAAAGAAGAGCGCGAACCACATCTGTCAGAATGTACCAGTGAGCACAGCACATGACATGGCAACCGAAGTCCGTGAATATCTCGAAGGAAAGCGAGAACTCGTATCGTCTCGTCTCGCTTTCCAATACAACTTCTCTAGAACAAATGAGTTTAGTGATGAAAGATCAACCTCAGCGCTCGATGCCTTCTTCTGAGCTAAAGCACCTTGGGCTAGATGACGCCGTGGTGAAAAAAAGTGACTACAAGTACAACGAAGACCTGTACATTTCAGAAATCGCGGATTATATTGGTAAGACATACGGTGAGCACTACTCGCGGAACAAGTTTCAAGCGACTGAGTTCATCATAGATTCCGGTCACGGCACCGGCTTCTGCGTCGGCAACGTCCTAAAGTACGCGCAGCGCTACGGGCGCAAGGGCTCACCCGACGACTGGAGAAAAGACCTCATGAAGGTGATCCACTACGCGATCATCCAGCTTCACGTTCACGATACAACCTACGAGGACGACAAGTGAACAAGTTTCTACAGTACGTAAAGCATTCAAACATACACGTGTCGCTTAGCTTGAATCCGTTCAAGTGGCGCGTTTATATTGATTCGAACAGACGCAGCGATATGGATCCTGGGCTGCTGCTAGATTTTATAATGATTTTAGGTCCACTAAAGATTGCAATGATCATCGATGACGGGAGTTGGTAACGATGGAAATCCAGATTAAAGTTGAAGAGCTGCAGAAGAAGAAACTCTTCGTAGCTACACCTATGTACGGCGGCCAGTGTAACGGCATGTACGCCCGCTCGATGTGTGACCTCACGGCCATGTGCTTGAAGTACGGCATCGAGATGAAGTCGTACTTCTTGTTCAATGAGTCGCTCATCACTCGAGCCAGAAACTATTGTGTTGACGAATTCCTGCGCTCAGGGTATACTCATCTTATGTTCATCGATTCGGACATTGGATTCAACCCGCAAGACGTGATCGCGCTTCTCGCGCTGCAGACCGATGAGTCTCCATACGACATCATCGGCGGCGCCTATCCAAAGAAGTGCATCACTTGGGAAAAGATCAAGATGGCCGTCGACAAGGGCGTCGCGGACGAGAACCCAGCGCTTCTCGAAGACTTCGTCGGCGACTTCGTCTTCAACCCAGTGATGGAGAAGGGTCAAGGATCGAAGTCTATTCGCCTCGATGAGCCGGCCGAAGTGCTTGAGATCGGTACGGGATTCATGATGATTCGCCGCGCCACGTTTGAAGAATACGCGAAGAAGTATCCAAACATCATGTACAAGCCCGACCACGTTCGCACCGCTGAGTTCGACGGTACGCGTAAGATCGGTATGTACTTCCAAGCTGAGGTCGACCCTGAGTCGGAGCGCTACCTGTCGGAAGACTACCTCTTCTGTCAGAACTCGCGCAAAGCGGATATGAAAGTTTGGATCTGCCCTTGGATGCACCTGCAGCACGCCGGCTTCTATACCTTCGGCGGCAAGCTCGCTGCGCTGGCTTCAATCGGTGCTTCGGCCACCGCTGACCCGAATCAGATTGCAGCTACTAAAGTAAAGAAGTGAAAAGGAAATCTACATTATGAAGTTGAGTGACAACACCATCGCAATCTTAAAAAACTTTGCGACCATCAACCCGTCGATCTTGGTCCGCCCAGGATCGACGCTATCCACGATCTCGCAGCAGAAGTCGATCTTCGCCAAAGCTGCGGTTGAAGAAACGTTTCCGCGTGAGTTCGCCATCTATGAACTGACTAAGTTCCTTGGCGTTCTCTCGCTCTTCAATGAACCTGAGATCGAGTTCAAAGAAAAGTCGATGCTTATCAAGTCCGGCAAGCAGCAGATCAGCTACACATACGCCGAACCGTCGATGATCGTATCAGCTCCCGAGAAAGACATCACCTTCCCTGAGCCTGAGATCGACTTCAACATTACTCAGGAAGAACTCCAGAAAGTCGTTCGCGCAACGGGTGTTCTCCAAGTTCCAGACGTCAGCATCCAAGGCAACAAGGAGAAGGTTCGCGTCTACGCCATGAACGCGAA